TCCCGATCATGTAGTCAACCGCGATATGTTTTTGTCAATGATTTCAAGCGATACAGGCGTTTACAATTATCTAATTGAGTGTCAAATGGTTTTGCTTGATGATAACGAAGCCATTATTTCAATCATCAAAGAGACTTCTCAAGCCTGAATACCGTATTCCGGTAATTCGATAACAGGTTTCCAGTCATTTTGGAAGAACGTAGTCTCAATTTATTACTGGAAACCGGAAACACCAGGAGTCGGTTTCAGGCGTTATCCAATATTGGTGCGTTTTAATCGAACGCATCGAGCGCATCTAATCATATTGCGACCATCACAAAGTGAAATGAAAGTGAAACAACCGCGGATAACGCATTGCTTCATCCTACTCAAACAACCTCAGGAAAGAACAACTGGTTGTATGGTTCACTCATCCAAATTGAAATAATTTTACCGCTATTAGTCACTCTCATTGTTCCAACGATGCGACCGCCAACCCAAATATTCTCGTGATGACTACCTTCTGACACATTGTATATTATTCTCATTAAAACTCCTCAATTTTAGTTTGTTGCAATGCATCGTAAAGAATCTGATCAACTGTCTTTTCATAATTGGGATCGATCGCTTTAGAGTAATCGATCAGAGTAGCGGCTAAATGTCTAGCAACACCCACCCATCGCGCCTTGACGCGCTCAGATTCGGCTATGTCAATGCCCATGCTTTGAGCATGGAGTGTATCGCGTACCCATTTGCTAAAGTTGTTCATATCAGACGCTATTAACGCCGTCGCTTCGTCTAAAGAAACCATCTTTTGCTGCTTCATTTGTCTATACCCTCTAGGACAGCCGACGGAGTAGTTTGGTATATACATACTCGTCAATCATGGAGGGTTCTAGCAATACACCTAAGAAGGTGGTAAAATAATGTGGAGGTGGGTGGGGTGGCGGTAAGAGTGTTGATGCCTCACCCTAAAGAGGATTTAATCCAAGTGTAGGATTCCGACCGAATTTCGCCGGATTGTGGTAAGAGCTTTTGTCTGCAGTCGGATTTTTTTACTGGATAACGGTTATAGACTACCGGATAGTGGAAGATGCATGGCGAGAAGCGATTCATTCTTCATACGAGCGACGGTTGAGACTGATGGTGTCAACTATGCACAGACTTCAATTGATCTGGGTTCTTTTGTTGATGCCTTAGGTAAAACAGTTTTGAGGATTCACAATACAAGCGTTCAATTTCAATCAGCAGGCACGATCATCACAGTGCCAGCAGCGAATCAGACAAAGACTGAGTTTCAATTAACGACTCAAAGTCAAGGTGCTTTAGTGGGATCAGGAAACCGTTCAACAATTTCTAGCGGTTCGCTATTTGTGGCTGGTGATGCTGGCGGTTCAGCCACAGTGATGAGTGAATCATTGGACATTGCCCCTCAACAATGGACAGGCGGTTATTTAGTTGCAGTTGAATCTATTTTCTTAGGCGTTGACCAAACCGCCGATATGGTTGATGAAGTCACGATCGTGCTAGAATGCACTGTTGAGACTATGACTGCCGCCGCTTCTATGGCACTAGCACTAAGCCAACAGTGAGGGAACACTCATGGCTTGCGCTACTTGCAACATGATACGAGGCCTCTTGATGGCTGAGGGAGTCAATCCCGTTGTGATCGAAGCGGCAATGCCCTTAGTGGCAATTGCTGAAACAAAGGTTAAGCGCGTAGTGAAAAGAAAAGCCTCCGCGTACTCTAAGCGATATGCGGCTGCATTCAAGAGAGTGGCTAAGAAATACAAGTTAAAGAGTGGTTCATGGGCAAAGAATGGATTCTCTAGGGCTCAAAAAGAAGCACACCGATTAGCAAAGAGGGGTTGAAATGCGTAATACAAGAATAAGAACACTACGCGGTCAAATCACTGTAGCCGCAGGAGTCGCTAAAAAGAATCTGATCGTATCAGATGGTCTCATCAATGTGGGGTTAATCGTGAAAAGATTTCAGATGTGGGCTGTAGATCCTGCTGATACATTCATAGGGATTCTTAGTTATGAGACTTTAATTTCCGGATCTACCATGAATGCTGGAGATAACTCTCAATTTGGTTGGACTGTTGGGAATGGATCGGCTGAAATCCATTCAGAGTTTCTTGACCCTGATCATGTAGTCAACCGCGATATGTTTTTGTCAATGATTTCAAGCGATAATGGAATTTACAATTATCTAATTGAGTGTCAAATGGTTTTGCTTGATGATAATGAAGCCATTATTTCAATCATCAAAGAGACTTCTCAAGCGTGAATACCTGTTTCAGGTAATGCGATAACAGGTTTCCGACCGAATTTCAATGCTGCAGACGGGATATTTTACCGGAAACCGACTCCAGGTTTTTCCGGATTAAGGCGTTCTCTAGCGAGTCGGCAACATTTTGCACACTTCTTAGGATGAGGTGTCCAGGAGGATTTAAATTCCCTGGTGCATCGCGTACAAATCATTCTTCAACCTTCTCAAAAGTTAGAAATTCCACATCATGATAAGCGACAAGAGTTTCAGCAACACATCGCACAGAACAAAACCTCTCTTCATCATAAGGCCATATTGATAATTTAATCATTCTGGTGCCTAATGATTTTCTTTCGTAGATCAGATCTCCACAATAATCGCATTCGTGTTTTGTTATTGTTTCTTCATGATAGTCCTTACTCATTAGCAAACCCCCTTGATCCCTTTGGTGGTTCTCCTGGTAATTTTGTTTGAAGGATTGGGATTAATGATAGTCTAAATCCACATGTTGGGCAAGGTCGCATTGCTTTTGTAGGGTAAACTTGCTCATAATTGCATGCTCTACACTTGAAAAGGTGTTCGGGCTTAGGTAAGTCCGCTTCTTCAAGTAGCTTCTTTCTAACCCATTCAGAAAAGTTCTCTTTTTTCAGAGATAATTCAAACGAGTTCGGGCATAATGTGATTAATTTTTGTCTCATTATCTAGTCCTAACTAGTATGTCCTATATGTATATCAAAGTAACTTAATTACACCAAGTGTTAAAATGATACTTACAATACTATAGAGGGTGGTAAATAATTAGGGAGGGTGTGGTGAGGGAGAGTATCTTATGGTGCGCCCGTATAAAGAAGATTTGAAGTGATGTGTATGAAAACACTTAGTTTACTTTATACACCGAGTTGCCTTGCCCTATGACATGGTAAGAAGCGATTCATTCTTCATCAGAGCGACGGTTGAGACAGACGGGACAACATATGCACAGGCTTCAATTGATTTGGGTTCATTTGTTGATGCCCTGGGTAAAACAGTTTTGAGGATTCACAATACAAGCATCTCCTATCAATCGGCGGGAACAGTTTTCACGATTCCTGCCGCTTCAACATCAGTGACCGGTTTTCAATTAACAACTCAAAGTCAAGGTGCTTTAGTGGGATCTGGAAATCGTTCAACAATCTCTAGTGGTGCGCTCATAGTCAGTGGGGATGCGGGGGCATTGCTAACTACCTTATCAGAATCATTGGACATCGCACCTCAAGAATGGACAGGCGGTTACTTAGTAGCAGTTGAATCAATTTTCTTAGGTGTGGATCAGACGACCAACGCAGTTGATGAAGTTACGATCGTGCTAGAATGCACTGTTGAGACGATGACTGCCGCCGCTTCTATGGCACTAGCACTAAGCCAACAGTGAGGGAACACTGATGGCGTGCGCTACTTGTAACATGATACGAGGTCTCTTGATGGCTGAGGGAGTCAATCCCTTAGTAGTTGAAGCGGCAATGCCCCTGGTGGCAATTGCTGAATCTAAAGTAAAGAAGGTCGTCAAGCGAAAGGCATCAGCATACTCCAGGAGATATGCAACTGCATTCAAGAGAGTGGCTAAGAAATACAAACTAAAGAGTGGCTCATGGGCAAAGAATGGATTTTCAAGGGCTCAAAAAGAAGCACATCGGTTAGCAAAGAGGGGTTGAAATGCGTAATACAAGAATAAGAACACTACGCGGTCAAATCACTGTAGCCGCGGGAGTGGCTAAGAAAAACCTCATTGTCTCTGATGGTCTCATCAATGTGGGGTTAATTGTGAAAAGATTTCAAATGTGGGCTGTTGACCCTGCTGATACATTCATAGGGATTCTTAGTTATGAGACTTTAATTTCCGGATCTACCATGAATGCTGGAGATAACTCTCAATTTGGTTGGACTGTTGGAAATGGATCGGCTGAAATACATTCAGAGTTTCTTGATCCCGATCATGTAGTCAACCGCGATATGTTTTTGTCAATGATTTCAAGCGATACAG